GCATTCGTGGGATGACTCCATCTCAACTTGAAGAACTTAAGCAGTGGGATCCAGCATCATCACAAGAATTGCAAAATATTTACGACAATAGAAAGCCTGGCGGACCAACGCTTCTTCCGCTAGCTTACTCAAATGGTTCCCCGCCCATGGGCAATGCTGCAGCACTGGCAAATGCAGGATTTTATGCAGGCCCTCAGCAAATTCCCGGTGGCATGGTAAAAGCTGCAATCTATTAATTACAAATGAAAACAAAAAAGCTGGTTAAAAAAGCATTAAAAACTCCGGAGCTTTACACGCTTGACGAAGTAATGTATTTTGCTGGCTGGCTAAAACAAAAGAAGCTCAGCAAAACTGCTAAGATACAGAAAGATAAAGGGGCTAGTAGTTAATGGCGGTCGATGCAAAAGCCAGATTAAAGGAAATTATTGACGCAACGGTCGAAAAAGATGGGTCGGCGCACGTCGATACCATGGTTGTTGGGTCTCATTTGTCGCAGATGAAAATGTTTGGCATCCGACAGGGTGTTGAATTTTTTCCATCTCAGGATAACTTTGGCAACCAACGCAAAGATTTCCTGGACCGTGTCATTAAATACAACCAGCTAGATATTAGGCTTGATTCCATTTGGGATTATTTTCTTTGCGATGGAAAAGGTATTTTTTACATTCGTCCTACTCAGTCCAACTATCGCCTGTACTATTTTCGCAACCATGAATATCGCAGCTATTACAACGTTGATGGTCAGCTTGATGAAGTCGTAATCATTTATAGCTATAAAGTTAAAAAAGGCAATGGCTTTGGTGACAACATTGCCGTAAGCAATATCACAGGCACACAAGCACCTGGAGCGCAAGGAGCCAAGCGGTACATCAGGCTTTCAATTAAACGTCGCACTATTGAAGAAACGCATTCAGAAGGCGAGATGTCTTTTGATATGCCCAACTATACCTCCCTTGGTAGAACAAAGACATTTGATAACACCCTTGGATTCATTCCCTGCGTAGAAATTTTCAATAACCCCAAGGGATTCTCAACTGAAGGCACCGGTGAGTTTGACGCTTTTGCTTCACACATCACCACGCATGATGAATTGGTCCGCACCATGCGGAAAAACGTTCAGTTCTTTGGTAATCCAACACTTCTTTCTTCCAGGCCCAAGACCGACCTTATGGAGTCAGGAGCTGACTCTGCAATTCAACGTCCTTCTATTGCGGCAAACTCAGGCTTTGGCGGCTTGGGAGCATTGAGCCGGTCTACGTTTAAAGCTGATCCTATTGGACGCAGCAGTGTAGACGGTCAGATTCGTGTGCCAAGAGTTATTGCAAACTTGGAGCCAAACGACCGTGTTGGCTACATTGTTCCAGATGCTATTACTGGTGACCAAAATGCATTTGCTCGCACTTACCGAGAAGAAATTCGTACTGCCCTTGGCGGTGTAGATGAACTATCTATTTCGGCAGGCGTAACAGCAACTGAATATAAGTCATTGTTTGGTCGTGTTTCTGCTACAGCAAAGAAAAAAGCTATTGCTATTTATACTTATGGCATTGCACGTTGCCTTGAGTTAATTATTTATCAAGAAGAAAAATTATTCAGAGCATCGTTAGCATATGCCGCAGGTTTTGAAGAGCCCGTGGCACCACCTGAAAATGCTCCCCCAGAAGAAAATGCGGCTTACAAAGAAGCTGTAACAGGCTTTGAGGAAAAAGTTAAGCAAGTCATGATGGCTTGCATGGAAACAAAAATTGTTCCTCCAGGTGTTACAGGATTGATTCCTGATGGAGATGTAACTGTACTTTGGCGTTGGACTGGTCCTGTGTATGAAGAATCTACGCAGGACATTCTAAACAACTCTATTGTTGTAAGGAACCTTCAAGAGTTAGGTGTTGATAGCATTGAAGCACTGAAGTTTCTCTTTCCGTCAAAAACGGATGAGGAACGAGCCGCTATGTTAAGCGGTTTCCCGTTCAGGATGGTTGGTGAATTGCAGAATGCATTTTCTCAATTTGCTCGCCTAGTGGGTGGAATGATGCAGACCCCCCACCCGGAGTCACCGGATCTTCCGATGGCTGCGGATCCAAGGCTGGATCTCACCCCGTATCTGTATCGAACCTTAGAAGCATTACAAAAGGAGATGAGCTATGCAGGACGCTACCGTCCAATCGATCCCACAGACGAGCCAAGCACCGTCAGTAGCACCAAGCAGCTACGTGATAGCGGCTCCGACTCCGACGCAAGCGGTGGCGGTCCAAGCCCCCAGCTATCAGCAAGCGCCGGCGTCCCAGATGTATCAGGTGGGTACCAGTTACCCCCAAGCGGTACCTCAGGCGACCCCCAACTACCAATACGCCCCTACTCAGTACGCCCCCCAATCCCAACCGAACTACTCAGTGCCCTCTCAGGAGGCACCGAGCAGCAACCCATGGGAATCGGCGTTCAACAAGGTGGTAAACCTACTGAGCGCTCCAGTCCAATCCCCCTTCCAGGGTCAACCGTCGACACCGACGACTCAGTACGCCCCGGCCAATTACGGGGTGCCCAGCAGCCCCCAAGCTTTGCAACCCTTGGGGATGCAGACCTCATATCCCAGCCAGGACTTATCGCCCAATTATTCCCAAACCTCGTCAGCTCCTTCCTTGGAGCAAATCGCGGACCTAGTGGGGATGGGTCAGGAAAGCCGCCAAGTAATGGACGCGTTCGGAATCGAAGCGCCCGCCGTCCTAAATAACTATGCCCTTCAACTTGAAGGGATGCTAGACAGTGCCGTTGCCTGGGGCAATGAATCACTTAATACGCTGCATGGTTATGCCAACTTTGCGGTTAACGAGCACCAAGAGAATCTGGCCTACAACGAGATTCTGACCAACCCTGATACCCTTAGCGATTACACGCTGCGGTTCTTTGGTCCCGAAGGCCCATATCCCGTGTACGAAAATACTGCGGAACTTGAGCGCCCCGGTTACCCGACTCAGCCTGCTATGGCCAATATCGGTAATTTCCCTGCTCCTCCTTCGGCTTTGGCTCCCCAACAGCCTGAAAACTTCTGGGGTGGCTTTAACGAAATTATGGCGCGTGATCCCCAGAATGCCTGGCGTGTTTTGAACCAAGCCCAACCTGGTATTGTTGCAAACAAATTGTTTGTAATGGAATAGTTGAGCTAATAATTTTAGCAGTTAATGAGTAAAATTATTAACTGCTAAAATTTAAAATAGATAAGACATGTTATGTCTGAATCTTTCACCTGACAAACTACAGTCCCGCGACACTGGAGGATAAAACAAAGTGTTTCTTGATAACGATTTTCCTAAGATTCTTGGTGCGGAACTCTATCGTCCCCACCCTGCATACATCGCGGAAATGGCAGTTGAGCCCGTGGTTGTCCACGACTTTACTCGCCAACCTGGCCAAACCGTTCAGCTAGACCGCTATAAGTTCTGGGGTACTCCTGGTACCAAGGACAGCCGTGAGCGCATTGCCGACCAAACCATCGGTACTGCCAACAGCCGTAACATCACCAAGGAGAAAGTCCTGGTGGTGCTTAAGGAATACACCGGCCCTGCGGACCCCGGCGATCCGACCCAGCCTTCAACCTTTAAGATTGCTCGTGAGACTCTGATCACTGCCCAGCGCATGCTGCTGGACACTGGCAACCTCAACATGTTCCACCAGTCCATCGGTAGCCTGACGCTGCTTGATGACTATCGCCGGTGGCGTGACCGCGTCTTTATTGACGAACTGGCTAAGGCTGAAGCCAATGGCCAAGCTAGCACCACCCAGGGCGGTTACTACTTCGCTGGTGGCAAGACTAAAGCCTCTAACGGCTCTATCTCTTATACCACTACTGAGTACACCGCTAACGTTCAGCAGTTCCAAGTCCGTACCGACCTTCTGAACGTCGTTAAGGACTTGCGTAAGCGCAACGTGCCGACCTACTCCGATGGTCTGTATCGTTGCATTTGCGATCCCACGTTCATGATGCACCTGCGTCGTGATCCTGACTTCCGTGAGATTGCTCGTTATGCTGGCAATCCTGGTCAAGGGATGTACATGGGCAACCCCGGTATGCCCAACAACGCCAGCTTCTACATGGGTCCTCAAGCTGGTCAAGGTTATTTCCTTGCTGGCGAACCCGTTATGCCCACTGGTGTGCAGTTTGAAGGCGTTAAGTTCTTCGAATCGACCAACTTCCCGACCAAGAGCATCAGCACTTCTTTTGATGCTTCCACCTTCACTTCTCAAGAAGCCGCTCAAGGTTATTTCTTTGGTCCACAAGCAGTTGGCGTCGGTATCGGCGGTCCCAACGCTCAGGTGCTCATCAACAACAACGATGACTTCAGCCGTTTTATCATCTTGATCTGGCAACTGTATGCTGGTTTTGAAATCCTGAACAAGGACTTTATCACCACTGCTTACAGCTTCGTGTCCGATGACGGCACCATCTGATAACTTATACCTTTCATAGGAGAAATAAATGACCTACTTGTCCGCCAAAAAAATCTACCCAGGCAACTGGAGTAATGCCCTTAACGGTTGGTACAAAAATATCGACGTAATTGCCGATAACACCAACGATTACTCCAAGGGTGGCCCCACTTCGGTGTTGGCAACTCCTGGTTACCGTTACTTCCAGCAACGTGGTTACGTTCCGGTGACCTGGGCTTCTGGCTCAGCTACCGCTAGCGGCACCTACATGAGTGTGATTGTTCCTTCGCCTTACCGGCAGGACGACACTCGTACCGACATCACTGGTATGGTGATCTCTGGTAGCTCCGCTCAAGGCGCTTATGTGTATCGTACCGCTATCTCCGTAGCCTCTGGCTGGGGTGATGGTCGTGTTGCTTCTGGTGTGTATGCACCTAGCGGCCAGATCATTTCCTTTGGTCGTAACACTGGTACCGCTACCGCTGCTACCGGCGTCGCCGCTTCAGGTGTTGGCGAAAGCGTGGTACAAGCCAACATCCTTGCTTCCCAAGGCGCCAGTAATGGTGCTGCTGGTATCTACTTTGCCGGCGGTACGCAAGCCTTTGGTACTGATCCCATCCTCACCGCCACTGGTGCTGCTGGCGTTACCAACACCAACGTGTCTTATAAGGCCACGGCTTCTACCCTCCTGGGTGTGTTTGCCAAGGGTGCTGCTAACGACACTTCAACTTCCGGTGGTATTTACATCTCTGATGCTGATGTCGCTGCTGGCCGTACCGGCTACCTGGTTGTGGAAGTGTGCTACATCCGTCCGGATGATGCCCCTGGCTACGAAGATATCGATGCTTACCTCACCGGTCGCACCGTTAGCTGATTAGGTTAAAGTGGATACCAGACACCCTCTGGTATCCATGCTTTACCAACACAAAAAAAACGGCGCTCGCGTCAAAATTGTAAGTGAGTTTGATAACGGCGACTGGTACATGGTCGAAGATCAAGACGGTCGCCTTTACACTGCTTACAAAGGAGAGCTATTACCAGACGAAGAGGCTACCAAAAAAGTCAAGACTCTTCAAGTAAAGGACAAAGCAGCCCTGGAAGAACCACGCAAATTCCCCCCTGATACCCGCCTTAACGTCAACAGCGCAACTGCACAAATGATTGCGGACCACATCAAAGGAATTGGCATTAAGACTGCTCGGGAAATTAAAGACTTGCAGATGAGCCTGTCAGGTGAAAGATTTAATAACCTGGAGCAGCTAAAGCAAATTCGTCGAGTGGATTGGGATTCTGTCTTTGCCGCAAACTTGGTAAGAGTTTGATTTGCATTTAATCCCGTCGATTTCGACGGGGTTTTTTTGTCTTAAAATAAAAATAAAACAAGATAATGGCGTATCTTACAGAAAGATCTGGTTTTACTGGACCCAGTGCAAAGATAGGAGGTTCAACAGCGTATCACACAGATCTTAAGCTTCTTCAATCTTTACCGATAGCTGAAAAGGTAAAGATGATGGATGCTGTTGCAAAACAAAATCAATCAATTGGTAGAGAAATTGAGTTTTCTAATGCTGCTGTTTCTGGTCTCCGTTGGAATCCAAATGCAAATTTAGCAGAAAAAGTAGATCTATTAGAAAGAGCAACTGGAGCACATGGTCACAGCAAGAGCCCTGGTTGGCAGTCATTTGATTACTACACACCCTTCAAAGGAAAAAATAGATTTCAAAAAGGTGCAGTAGAAGATGCATCTATATACATACCTGCTGTTGCCGGTGGAAAAATAAGAAGAGGCTCTGGAGGAGGCTATGGATATTATTCTGAGTCGTTAGACCCCAGTGGACGTATTATTGCAAGAACTGGTCACGGTAATATAGATCGCCCAGAAGCAGGCGACGTTAATGTCTTAGGTACTCCACCTTCTCCTTTAGCACTCCCTGGAGCGCCTACTTATGATGAATCTAAGCAGCGAACAGAAGATCTTTTGACAGCTTTTCTTCTTGGCAAGAAAAACGCAGAGAAACAAGTAAATCCGATTGATTTTCTTAAGCAGCAATTACTTGCGTCAGCTCTTAACAGAAGCAATGAAGACACTTCTATTTTTCAACCTTCCGCAACAGCCCTTCCTACTGAATATTTAAATGCAATTTATGGCCAAGCCTAAGACTCTTATAATTGAAAAATAACGTATTAAATTAGTGCAGTTATCTGACTACGACAAAAGCAGGGTCCGATACCATCTCGGATACTTCACGGTTTCAGTACCGGCAGGCGACTATGCACGCCTGGAAGAATCCCTGAATACAATTCCGGACTCATATTTTTACGACAAGTTAATTGTTCAGCTTGGTCGTTGTGATACGGCTGAAAAGAAAACTGAAGTTGCTTCTAATCCCAGTACTCGCCTGGAAAGTATCCTTGGTGACGTGGATCGTACGATTCGCTCAAGCAATGCTGCTGAAGCACTTAAAGTCTGGAATCAGATTTATCTCTATGAGACAAATCGTCTAGCAGGTATTCTTTTTGTACCTAACTACAAAGACGAATACCAAGCTCGGTACCGCTACGAACGTTCTGGTGCTGAGTTTATTCAAGCGTTGCCAGGCCCTGCTGACACCGCTGTTGGTTCACGTATCTATCTTCACGAGGCTTATCGGTAATGGCTGATTTTAGTATTGGAAGTTTACTTAAAAAACTACCTTCTGCTCAGTCAGTAGTTGGTACGGCTAAAAATATTGCAGGTAAAGCAGCAGAAGGAGCCGGAAACATGGCTTTCCCTGGAGCAGGAACAACAGCTTCTCTTGCGTTGCAATATCCTAAGTCTGTACCTGTACGTGGGCTTGTGCAAGGAGGCGCAACAGCTGCAGGCATCGGAGCTCAATTAGGTGGTTTTGCAACAACTTCAATTGGAGTTGGCCTTGGTTTAGGTGCTGCTGGCATGGGCCTTTCAGCAGCCGCTCCATCCCTTGGAAACGAAGCGCAATATCGTTGGAACCAACTTACTGGCGGTAAGCAAAACCCTACGTACTTTGGTCCTGCATATGGAAACGTCAATGTACCTTCAGGAGGCCCACGAAATTTTGGACCAGACTATAAAAACCGTGAATTAGCCGCAGGACAAGCTGCTGAAAACTTTCGTACAGGTGCAGGTTTTCCAGGGCAATCTCCTGCAGCAGAACGTGCTTATCAAAGTGAATTGTCCCGGACTTCACAGCTTGCCGCACAAGATCCTGAGATGCAACGTTGGGCGGCTCAACGTGAAGCCGATGTTAAGTCTAAAGATTACTCAAAGTCTGAAGATATGGGCATGAGGATCTGGGCGGAGAAGCACGAAAAACTTGCAAGAAAAGTTAAACCGGGCCAAGCTGGTTACGATGTTATTCAACAAGTTCTACAAGGTAAAACCGCGCCTTCCGCACCGGCTAATGAGCCAGGTACTCCTGGATTTAATGCCTACTCTTCTAACTATAAATTACCTGGATTAGAAGAATACGCAAACTCAATGCAAAACGCAATTGTGCGTACACCTGGCGTCATGCCTTCCTTTGCTATAGATAATCCTATGCAAGGAGATTACCGTAGCACTATCAACCAAGCCTATAACTTACCTTATCCTCTTGTTTCGCGTACAACAGAAGGCACACTTTCTCTTCCATGGGGAGAGATTAATCGCCTTGGTGGATCAGAGGAAGCAGGCGGAATTTACCCCGGAGCACCTTTAAAACTTCCTGTGCCTCCCACACAGTTTGGGGCACCCGGCTACCCTACCCTTACTGCAGATAATCTGTTGCCTGCTGTAGACGTAAGTAGGGCCTTCACCGCCAATGGCATGGATCCAAAATTCAAAGCATTTGCAAATGCTATGTACAAAAATAACTAACAAAATTACAGTTTGATAGACTAAGAGGAGCTGGTGCTAGTACTGGCTCCTACTGACATGAACCTTTAGGTTTACGGAGGTCAGTGTTGTTGCATCAAACCGATGATTCTTTGCCCTAATTTTGTCAAGCGTTTGGCCGCCCAGTTAAGTTTGGTTGTAGGATTACAAACCGTATTTATGCCTGGTCTCAAAGCTGACTCAAATTGGGTAGGAGAATAAGTTAAAAATAACATTTAATATGCCACGGACTACCCAGCAGTTGTTAAACCTAACACCAGGGCAGATGGCAGCCTTGGTAG